GAGCTTTGCTTTATTAACCGGGAAGAATGACTCGTCTGGTATCTGGTCAAGTTTTGGCTCTGGTATAGATGCCACCACGCCTTGTGCAGGTTCAGCATCCGTCCTCCAGACAATTGCACCGGTGTTCGTTACATCAAGATGCGCCTTTGACAGATCCTCAATTGATATCTGTGCATCGAAGTTGCCAGCGCCATCGTGGAAAGCCTCCGTGATGAACTGCTCTGTTCCCGGGGCGGCTTGCTCAAAGGCGTAGTCTATGATCTTTGCAGATTCTTCCCGGTATCCTCGGAGACTCTTTATCTGTATTGCCTGCCATTGCGTCCAGTCAAAACCTTCCTCAAGTTCCCAGTCCAGGTGCCGCTTGAGGTTTCTTTTCATCGACGATATCAGATAGTTTTCCATCTCCTCGAATATCGACAGGATGTTCAGCAGGTCCATTTGTATTTACCTCCTTGAATCCCCCCGGAAGGACTGACGGTTGCTGCACCTCAGCTATTCCCCGCTCATTCTTAATCCTGGATACTTCCGCGGCTTTCCAGGCATCATCTTTGCTATCTCCGTATAACTCGGACACCTGAGTCTCGATACTCATAATCTGGGATGTAGCGGCCTTTCCGACAGTCTCAACCTGAGCCTCGAAGGACGGGTTAGCGTATTCACCGAATCCTACTTCGCATTCAACGTCGACGATCGGTTTCTCAAGTCGGTTCATATGCGCTTTGAGCACAGCTGTTACGAGCTCTGGAAGAATTTTGGTCAGGACAGTAATAATCTCATTGCGGGTATACAGCGTTGCCTTTTCTTTTTCGCGCTGCGCCTCGGCATTATCCAGCTTCTTGACATCTATGCCCAGAGTGGAGGGACTGATCAGACCCTGCAAACAGAGATCCAAGGCGTTAATGTATGTCGCGAGCATCCCCTCAAAATCAACCTTGGGCTGATCGGTAACTATCGTGTCCTTTGCTGTCTCTGCCATGTTGCCGCGAACGGCAATGAACTGATTATCAAAAGGATTTGGGCCAATAGGTTTTCCGGTATTGGGATCCATGGGGATCATTGAATTTGGTATGTACCGCTTAATTCGTCCAAGCCGCAGCGAGTCCTGCCACTGCGATATGATTTCATCGAGCGCGTCAAAATGATCAATCTTACGATCGAAGATTGATCGTCCTCTACCCTTCCACTTGGGCGACTTATAAAACATCATCGGAACAGCAAGCATCAAATCTCCGGAGAATGTCAGATCTGTAAGACTCGCCAATTCAGGAACATTAGCAATCGAACAGTCATTGCCGGCGCTGTCTTTAAGCTCGTATTTGATGAAGTTAATCCCATAATGCTCTGTGAGCTCGTACGTCTTATTTTCAACCTTGTACGGCGTATGGAAGAGGACTTCTTTGATTCTTCCCCTGGCGTATTTGTACGAGACTTGCTCTCCTGAGAAGAACTCCATGATAGGCAGCACCGTTAGATCCGTGTCGTAACTAATCTTAAAAGCACCATCACCAACAACAAGAGCTTCTTGTATCGCACCCTTTAGGATTTCTTTCAGGTCATTCTCTTTGACAATCTCATCCCAGATGTCCGTATAATCCGCCGGCTGACTGATCTCGATATCAAGCATGTCCGATACAACGATACTGGCAAGAATATCAACGAAGATCCCGGGCAATCCAGAATGAATCTTGCGGATCCGCAATCCGTTACTCGGAACAGCCGCCCAGAAGCGGCCTTGCGCTACCGTATCACCTGCGTCAGCGGCTTGCTTAAAGAACTGCTCGATCTCGGATGGATCGCCTCTGTATATGATCCTGTTCCGCATCACGTTTGCTTCGTAAGATAACGGCTCCTGAATCATAATAGACGAGCCACTGGCCGGCTGAATGTTGAGCCAATTCTTCACCATTGTTTTTATCCACCCGTCTTTCTTCATCGTCTTCATGCTCCAATCAAATAGCCTTTGAAAGGCTGCGTGCTGTATTCATCAGAGTCCAGACAGTCAACAGGATAGCTCCCGTCATCCACTCGAACCCATTCCTTGTTCTCGAATTCTTTACTGTCCCATGCGGCGTTCTCGTACGCTTCGAACCACTGCTGCAGGTGATCTGCAATCTTCTTGCGCCCCTGGTTGATCAGTATCCGCTCTGTGTTGATGCGGTCCAGGATGCCGTCGGCCTTGTAACTGGGAACGATCTGCATCCCGGCGAGTCTGACATCATCAAGAGCCTTTCGAAGTGCCTGCCGGAACAGTTTATCTGCTGATTCTGCGAAGACAGTGCAGCTGGCCAACTGTGGATATACCTTTGTCCAGGGCAATAAAAAAGCGGCTATTGCCGCCGCATACTGTGCATGGTCTTTACCGCTTTCAATTCCCTGTTTGTCGTAATATCCGTCTATCGCAACCACTATCTCATAGTTCGGGGTGAAGCCATTAAGTGTCGCCACTGTTGCATCTGTTCCGCCAACATCCACTCCGACCGAGAAATCAATGAACTTCTGTTCCTTTATCCATTCGCGGCTTACTGCAATATCTTTGTACCTGTACCCGGTATAGATTTGCCCTGACGCTGTTGTGCGTTCCCCCTTGATGTCTCGCTTGAACCACTGGCTGTCACGGTCATATTTGCCAATCTCACGCCGCAGCTGTTCGTTCGTCATACTGAGATTGTCGGCCATGGTCATATGCGCGTAGTTCACGCCATACTTCGGATCCTGCTCCTGTTTCTTCGTATGCAGATCCAAATACTCAACATAAAACCAATGCCTGGGCGGTTTCGGGTTCAGATCCATGAAGAACTGTGGGCGGTTGCTCGCGAGCATTCGGGTCTGACATTCCTTCACGAACGTCTCGTGGCACTCATTGATCTCTGAGATATACACAGTTCCAAGCGAAAAGCCCTTGATTCTGGCCGCGTCGTTTTCTTTTCCTCCGCCGGCAATCAGCACGATCTTTGATCCGGTCTTGGTTTGGATGAATAAGGCGTCACGATCGAGGTACTTTCCTTCGCGGCAGCGGCCTTGGAAGATCCATTTAAGTCCAAATCCGTTCGAGTCGATGATGTTCATTTTTGCGGTGTTATAACTTACCCCGCCAGCTAGGTGAATCTTGTCCGGATGCGTCTCAAGCGACACAGCCCAAGCAATCAGGTTCACTATGTTTTTGGAAGCTCGCTTCCCGCCTTCCAATACATTCAGCCAGGAAGTCTGTGATTGTCGTATATAATCAGTCTGTTTCTGTGTCAGAGGCGCATACGGTATCATCTGTAACGGCCTCCTTATTCATGAAGTCCTCCAATCTTCTTTCGGGTGTGGGTGTGTTGATAAGATCTGCGATAGCAATAGCTTGCTGATTAATATCAGGTCCAGGCGTACTCTCGATGCCTAATCTCTTGCCGAGAAACTCCAGTGACTTGCTCGAATCCTTCAGTTCAATTGAATGTGTTTTTCCCCAGGAGATCTTTTTTACCAGCTGCCCATCGATCTGGTCGCTTTTTTTCAATCGCACAGCTCCGCCTTTGCCAATGCTTAAATACTGGGTGATGTCAGAAAATGCGAGTCGTTGATGATATTCAATAATGTCATCCCCATCTGCCATGATTGCCATCCGCTTGATCTCTTTTAGCCTTGTGAGCTCCTTGTCAATATGCGGCTTTTTCAATAGTTCGCAAGCGAGGTTCTTTACGCTCAGGTATGTTCCTGTATATCCGGCAGCATACGCAGCCTGTGTAGCATTCCAGCAACCAAGATAAGCCACACAAAAATTTTTCTCCCGGTCAGTTAAATCAGCCGCCTCTTCGATTGCTTTGGCGATCTTCTGTCGGGTACGAACCTTGCGCATTGTGACAGTGTCACAGTCTGTTGTCACGTGACACTCTTTTGCGTCCCAATTGTCACGCTGTTTCCATTTTCGGACAGTAGCTGCGCCGACCTTTAACCGGTCCGCAATTTCGGTTGGTGATAGTTGCTCTTCAAGATAAAGTCTCTTCGCTTCTTCACGATTTCCCATCACCTCACCTTCCCTTACTGATGAATAATTTGCCTCTGCCCGGATTTGAACCGGGACCCTTACCACGTATGTCGCCGCTCTGCATTTAAGCTACAGAGGCATAAAAAAGCACCCGGGTGGGGTGCTTTTCATACACATGCAATAATCCGATAATTCTAATTGGGTTGTAGTATTTCAATTTCAAGGATCGGAAACCTTTCTTTGTGCCCCTTATGATTTACCAATCGCAAGTAATAATTTGCTTTACCATTATGGGCTTTAAGAATTGCAAGATTTTCACCACGAATCTTACACTCGAATAGATACTGAACCATTGTCTTACTTGGCTGATTTAGAATATACGTTGGCTCCAGTTTGGATAATTTATTTCTTTCTTGTATATTTACTGCCTGACACTTATCTCCACAAACAAATTCCAGCGCTACGTCTCGATATGATAGAGGATATGCTTTCGAGTTATGGATGTCTGCAACAAACATTAGATCCAAATATCGTGCTTCGTCTAATGTGCATAAAGTTAATTTTTCAATACCTTCCCTATCTATGCTATGCAACATTGGACTGATCCTCAATCTTGTAAAAGTAATGCGAAGTTTTCCCACATATTGAGGAATTAAAACAATTAGTGCGCCAACCACTGCCCCTACAAGCGCTGCTATCGCCTCACTATACATTTTTACACCCTCCACATTTTCTTTCACTCATTGTCTCACTAACATATAATATAGACAATAAAGAAACCCCGACTGCGCTTAAACAATCGGGGCTTTGATGAATGGAGGTCCATCTGTAAAACTTCACAGATTAAGAATATCACTGATGTAGGTGCACTGGGGTGCACACTTTGATAGATAGATCGTTATGCTCATCCTCTATTGATTCCCAGCCATATCTATCGAAAGTCTTTGCGATATCGCATATCGCCTTATTCGTGATCTTGATAATGTTTCTCTTGCTGTAGTGTTCAAGGGCGATAATTTCTCGAACCGTCTTCCGATCATAGAAGCGTAGGGTAATGATCTTTTGCTGCACCGGCTCCAGCGAAAACACAGCGCAGTCCAGATGCTCTATTTCGGCCTCTTGAGCATTTATGATGAAGTTCCTCATCGATACGTCGTTGCGCTGCTCAAATCGTTCCTTGCGGACTCTGGACATAGTCAGCGTGTTTGATTCACCGCCCGTTTGAACTTTATCCCTGGCATAATCCACGGCCGGCATGAGCGACGCCTCGATGACATCCGAATCACTTTCCATCTCAATTGCAATCTCTCTGGCTTTTCTGATATTGCTCCTGATCGTTTTGTGATGCAGAAGCAAAAACCGGATCCGTTCTCTTGTTACCATCTTCCCCCTCCTAATAATGCCCAGATTAGTAGCCAGATAACCCGCGTATCCCAGATCATCCAGGCGGAAAGGGCAAGGGCGGCAATTAGCAGCAGCCACTGTGCAATTATCTTAATCCGGTAGATGACAGTTACATTTCTAGTCATGCCCAGTCACCTCCAGCGTCAGATGATCGATGATGGAAACTGCTACAGCGGCAACCTGGATTAGTTCCTCAATCAGGTGGGCGTTATCCTCATTTCTGAAGCGGATCTCATTCATGGCCTGCATTGCCTCCCCGACTTCCTCTCCGAGAATGATCCCCCACTCAGCAATGTTGTTGTTCTGAGGAAATCCCCACTTTTCATCCTGTCTTGCTCGTTCGACGTTAATTGCCTTAATAATTTCAT